AACCCGTGGCCTCTTCAACCTCAACGGTACTTGAAACATCATCGCCTTCTTGGTTAATGACCAAGTTAGCGCCATCAAGAGGAGAATAAGGAATAAGAAAACGGTTGGTAATGCCATCAGCAACAAATTGGTATACAAATGAACGACCAATGTCACCCAACTCATAACGTAGGCGGTCTGCCATGCTCGTTACTGTAGCCACATAACCTCCGTAAAAATCTTGCGTACATCATCTCGCATTATTGCGGAATAAAAAGGTCCAACCCTCAACTGGGAGGAGGGCGGGAACCAGTTGAGGGTCGGACTACTGTAGACGTGCTAACTATTTAGTTAGGACGCCAAATGTAACCAAGTTGTTCAAGATAGCCTGCAAGACCTGCAGGTACGCGGTATTTAACTCCAGCCTTAAAGGTGTAATTATTTCCGACTCCGTAAGTCATATCTTCAATATCAGTAATGGTACGAATAACTACCATGTCACCTGCTGTTGATACGCCTACGTTTTCAATCTCATCTAGAACAAGGGGAGCATCTGGTTGCTTCGGGTCGAAGATATCATTTTCCAGACTCTCTGCCTCAACTTGAGCGGCAATGGAAATCTCATCCTTGCGCTTCTTAAGTTCTGCTGCATTTTTCTTTGCTGCTGTTTCCGCTGCACGACCTGTTGCGTCAAGCGGACTTGTTTGTGTATTTGCCACGGTGTTTATTCTCCTAAAGTAGTTGTGTTAAGTGGTGTGCCTGGGAGCCCAGGAAGGAGTAGGACTCCCAGACAACACCGATGTCTTAGTTTGTGTAAACCTTGACGATAGCCTGGTCGGTGATTACACCGAGGCCCCAGATTGCGTACCATGCAAGAGCGTGCTCACGACCGAAGTCGAGAACGCCACCGTCACGGAGTTCAACTGGAAGAGAGATTGCGTGACCGAATGCGTTGTCACCAATCATGATTGCTTCGTATGCATCAGCAGCGTTGCCTGTTGCAGATGTGAGGTAACCTGCTTCTGCTGTGTAGTTAGCAGATTCTGGGTTTCCACCTTGTCCTGGGGCTGTGTTAGCCTTAACAGGAACTTCAATCTGAGATGCTGGAGCGCCAACAAGAGTAGAAGTTGTGTATGAGCCAGAAGCCGCAAGCAACTTAACTTGTGTTGTTTCGATGAATACTACGTCGTAAAGACGACCGATTTCACCGAGCATGAAGTTACCTGGAGCAGCGTACTTTGTAACTTCGATGAACTCTGGGTTCGAACGAATGTCACGTGACTGCTTTGGGTGGATGAACATTACGTATGTTTCACCAAGGCGTGGGATGTTCTTACCAGCAAGGGTAAGAGCAGCATCCTTAACAGCACCAGTTGACAACTTGTAAGCGCCATCGAGTTGTGAAATTGCAGTTGCCGCTGTTCCTTCGTTGTACCAGTCATTGACACCCTGAAGTGATGAACGGTCATAACCAAATACTGCTGATGTTGCTGCAGAGAGTGTGTTACGTGCCTGTACATCGAGGTACTGTGCCATGTGGCGACCAAGAAGACGTGATGCTGATGCCATAACGTCATCAAATGATGCGTTAAGGAGGAGTTCAGAAACTGCTACTGCGTAGCCGTGTTCTGCAACTGTGATTGCAATCTGCTCTGCTGTGAGTGCGTTTGTAGTCATACGAACGCCTTCAGTCAGAGGAGTTGGGTCAATGCCGAAGTTCTTGTAACGGAGGAAGTTAACACGAAGTCCAGGAGCAACGCCGAGTTCAGTCTTCTTAACAGCGAACTGTTCGAAGCGGAGGATTGGCATAGCCTGGAATAGAATTTCCTTCGACCAGATTGTTTGAATTGCTTGGTTCAAAGATGAGTTTGAACCTGAGTAAGCGGTTGGGGCTCCTGCGAGTTGCCCTGTACCTGTAATTGCACTTGCCATTTAGGTCAAGTCCTTTCAGTAGTTGTTTGAGGGATTAACGGTCGAACAGTCCCTGACCACGATTGCTGGCGGCTGTGCCAAGTAGTTTGGCTCTTTGTTTCGCATATTCTGCCATTGACAAATCCCTGATTGAATCAGGAGTTAACGATTGTTGTGACGAGTCATTATCGAGGGGTCCTGCGGCAGGGCTCGTGACACGAGTTCCTACCATTTGCTGTTTTGCATTTTGCATAGCCTGTTGAACAGACTGTGAAATACTTGCAGATTTCTCTTTGAGCATTGTAATACTCTGCTCAATTTCTTCTTTAGAGTTACCACTAATCAAATCGATAAGTTCAGGAACGACATTATCCCGCTCTTGTTCCAGACGACTTTGACGATAGTTTGTTAACTCTTGGAACTTACGTTCCTGGTCTAACAGAGCAAAAGCACGTTCTCTCTCAAGACGTTCAGCCTCTAATTGAGACTGCCATTCTTGCTCCTTCTTAGAAAGGAGTTCTTTAACAGAAAGTTCGTCTTCTTCCTTCTGTTTTGCCTTCAGTGCTTCTTCTGTTTTCTTTGCGTTACGTTCTGCGTCACGCTCTGCTTTTTTAGCAAGTTCTTCCTCACGAGCCTTCTTAAGGGTCGCAAGTTCTTCTTTCATTTTTTCCATTTGAGGATACAACTTTGCCTTTTCTTGCTCACGAGCCTTGGCAAGGTCATCTGCGCTATATGCCACAGACTCCACCTCATTCTGAAAAACTTCTGTTGCTGCTGGAACTAGGTTCTCTGTTGCAGTAACTTCTAATTGATTATCGGCCATAATAGGTCACTTATCTTTCTTAGGTCGTTGTCCGAATTGCCTTGCGGCGTTCCACTGAATTGTTACGAGATAATTGCATTACATTTTAACGCTTTTGTCTCGCTATATCCTGATTATTCATCAGAAACTATTAATCCTTGTCTACAGTTCTCCTTTGTGGAATCTTTGTTCCATAGGCATCCGTGACAAGTTTGTTTCGAACTTGGGCTTCGGCCCCATTCTCCATCTCAGCCATTGCTTGTTTTTCTGGGTCCTCTAAATTGTCTTTGTTTGGGGCGCCTTCAACGCCATCACCCATGATGTCGCCATCGCCTAGTTGAGTTGGCTGCATAGGGATTGCAGAGTTGCCATCAGGTCCTGGCATCATGCCAGTCATATCCATAATAGCCTTTTGAATTTGAATTTTAACTAATTGAAGAGCGCCGTCTGCTTCTGCATCAGCAAGAAGTTCAGAGCGAATTTCTTGCAATTTCTCTTCTGGGAACTCTTCGCCAAGAGCACGAAGTGCTCCTTCTTTAGACTCAAGACCCATACCCAACTTAGTTTGGATTTCGTTAAGAACAATTAACTTATCTAATGGGAGTGGGGGTGGGAAATGAACGTAGTTCATGTATGAGAGCGGGTCATTAGGGTCTAGTTGTGTAACTTGACCTTCTTTAATTGGGCCGTCTTGGTCTGGGTTGTAGAGCATTGTCTCTGGCTCTTTAAGGAACAAAGTGCGAAGAGCAAGTTCGTTGATGCGCTCTAATCCTTTGCCGTATTGAGCAACTTTTTGTGAATAACGGTTCATCAATGGCTGATACTGGATAGAGAGAGCAACACCAGAAGTGTTAGAGATTGCTTGAACTTGTCCCAGTGCGGTTTCTGGAATGTTCATGACTTCGTGCATTGAGCGCTTGAGGAGTTCGAGATACTTCAAGGCTCCGTCGATGCCCTGTGCACCTCCCTCAAGGTTGAAGACTTGAGCATCTTTTGGAAGACCGCCCCAAACCTTCTTTGCGCCTTTTTCTAGGTTAGAGGCTTTAGCACCCACGATTACCGTTACAGGTGATGCGTGGTAGTTAATGATGTCAGCGACATCAGTGCTAATTTCGTTATATGCGCGGTTGATAGTGATGATGTCGTGTGCGTCCGAGAGACCCCACGGAGAACCAGATACTGGCACATTTGGAATGTGCACCACAGGAATTAAGCCAAGTGGATTTGGGCGTGAATCAATTAACTCATCGTTAACATATTCTTCAATAACGTCATCGGTAAGAATTTCAGTGTAAGTAAATACCTGACGAGTACCTTCAAGAGATGTTCCCCAGAAACGATACTTCTGCTTAAAACGAAGGAGGCGTGTTCTATCGTGTGGGTGAAATTCAGGGAATGCAAAAGAAGAATTCATTGGAAGAAGACGAACGCGACCAGGATGGAAGTGTCCAGCAGAGTCTGTCCATGGCTCTTCGTAAGCAACCTTTACAAATACATCGCCAGTAATTCCGCCTTGCTGTCCCATTTCAAGTAAAACACGCATCTTGTCGTTATCTACTTCCCAAATACGTTCTAAGCGGTCTGGGACAATTGCTTCTGTTGCTTTTGGAGAACGAAAATGAACGCCGTTACCAAAAGTAAAGCGTGAAAGATAATCATTAAATGCACGGTAGTAGTTAACCGCAATTTGCATTTCGCCTTGTTCACGGCGGTAACCCCAGTGATGACCAAGGTACATTGCCCAGTTTAATGAATAACGGTTGAGGCGAGGACCGTGTACTTCAAATTCTTCATCTGCAAGTTCTACAAGTCCAAGAGGAGAGATGGAGATTGTAAGGTCGCTTGATGCCGCTCTATATGATGGCGGACTAAAATCAAGAAATGACATTACTTCTTTTTATCTTTCTTAACATCTTTCTTTTCTTCAAGATGTTTTGCTTTTTCTTTATCTTGTTTACGTTTAGCCATCGTTATTTTACGAGTGGCTTCGTTTGTTTCAATAAATTGTCCACCTGATTGAACATAACGCTTATGCACCCACGCACTAGCACCAGGATTTGGGTATGAGGAGTACTTTGCTCTTGCCATAGCAACAATGGTTGCATACAGTTTTGGGTTAGCGGGTTTTTTCATATCTCCTCCAAAGATAGCCTTGCAGCCCCCACACTAGTGCAGGGGCTGGTCGGCGTATGTCTTAAACTAATTAGTCGTTTACGACTGTTGCGGACTGACGTTGCTGACGTCCACCTGAACGAGCAACTGTCTCAATCTGTGCTGCTGAGTAGTCGTTCATTGTTCCATGTGCAAACTCACCAAGGAATGTTGGTGCTTCTACCCATGATGCTGAGCCTACGTGTGCACGCTCTGCCATTGTTTCTGCTGCAGTCTTTGTGTGGACTGGTGCATTGCGGTTTGGACGACCTGGTGCTGTAGCAGCGCCTGATGACATACCAATTTGGAAATCGTTTGGTACATCTGTGTCTGTTGCAATGCCTTCTTCAAAGCGAAGTGGTCCGCGACGCATTGCGTTGCCTGAACCCTTCATCTCATAGTTCTGAGGTGCACGCTCTGGAAATTGAGGTGCTGGTGAAATTGTCATATTGACTCCTTAAGGATGTGTTTGGAAAGGCCTTTTCCTAGACAATAGTTTCCACCCTTTTAGGCGTTTTGTGTGGTCGAACTAGAAAAAAGGATTACTAGAGACCGAAACTTCTGGCATTGTCAATTCTTTAGTTAAGGAGCATGCAATAGCCAAAGAGTCTGCAAAGTCATCGTGAGCATAATTTTCATCAGGAGCGGCTGCTGAGAAGTTTGGCCCCTTGTAAGTTACTTCTAGGTCAGTCATCTGTTGGTAAAAACGCTTCCAAGTTCTAAGGCGCCGAGTTTTTGCATGAGCAGGCCATGAAAGCATTTTTCTTTGAATTAATGCTTGAAGGTGTTTCCATCGTCTAGATTGTTCAGACGGCGAAGAAGTAACAGCAGAAACAATGGCTCTAGGAAGAAGAAGAGTAAGACGTTGTGCTACAGCATCGCCTACACCATTGCCGTCTACTCCAACAGCAAGTACGTCGTAGTTACTGAGGAAATTAACAATTTGAAAATACTGTTCTTCCCAATCATCGCCTTGTAGTTCTAACCAATTAAGAACACGATGG